TGCGGCCTCCACAGCCGCAGCCATAAAGGTGATATTAAAACATGAAGCGAGTAGTATTAGTGCATCTAATAGTTCAGGAAGGGATAGGTATAACGTAACCAATTCAGTGGGATTAGATTATGCGAAAAAAAATAAAGATAATTTACACAAAATGGTAAATAGTGCCGATAGAATCTCACATGCTCAAAATGTTAAATTACTTAGCATGAAAGAAATATGCTGGTTTATTTACAGTATTTCAGGCTACGACTTTAATAATGATTTGATTAAATTTTTAAAGGGGTGCGGCAATGGAATGCTAGGTTCAAATAGTGCCTCATATTATGCTTATAAAAAACTATTAGACGCTAAAATGAACAAAATAAAGCTATCTGGTATTTATAAGCACAATTTGATAGTAAAATGTTGGAACATATTTGCAATAGATGACCAGCCCGTAAAAAGGTTAAATATTGAATTGAATAAACTTCAAACACCTATAGAAAAGAAATAAAATTAGTAAATTGTGTTGTTGTATTAATATAGGGTAGGAGCTGTATTAATACATTAGTCTAACATTAGACTTAAACCCCGGTCAACTCCTACTGATCGGGGTTTTTTATTTATCATGGATTCACATACATATATAATTTCTAGAATTAATGAATTTTTTAATGATGATATTTCTAAAATGACAGAAGATGAAAAAATAGAAATAATTAACGAAATAAAAGTTATTTGTCATGAGAATAGCCCTTTTAAAAATGAGCCTGTAGATTGTGTTTTATGGGTTAAAAACGACTTAGTTGTAGCAAATGATTACAACCCTAATAAAGTAGCTCCACCAGAAATGGAGTTGCTTGAAGTTTCAATTATGAATGACGGCTACACACAACCAATAGTAACATGGCAAAACGAGGAAAAAGGTAAAACAGAGGTTATCGATGGATTCCACCGTAATAGAGTTGGTAAAGAATCTAAAATAGTAAACAAACGTGTTAAGGGATATTTACCTATAGTAAACATTAGAAAGGAACAATCTGGAAAGAATGACCGTATTGCCTCAACTATTCGTCATAATAGAGCTAGAGGAAAGCATCAAGTAGATGCGATGTCTGAAATTGTCATAGAGTTAAAGAATAGAAATTGGACCAATAAACGTATTTCCAATCAATTAGGTATGGATGAAGAAGAAGTTTTACGTTTATGCCAGGTTTCCGGTTTAGAGCATCTTTTTTCCGATAGGGATTTTAGTGAAGCGTGGATAAGTGAAGATTCAGATGAGAAATATTATCCTATTACTGATGAATTAACTCCTATTGAAGTCTATCAATACAGAGCTGGAAACACTAACGACCCTGAAAGAATATTTCACACATTTGATAAATGGGAGTGCCATAAATCTGGGTTTTATAAATCAACAAAAGAAGGATGGACTCACGAAGAATGTGAAAACGAATTCATTAGAGTTATTTCAGATCAAAGTTTGTTTGCTTCAATACTCGGAAAAGTTATTACTGAATGGAGATATTCATGTGAGCATTATTTGACAAACAAGTCAATGAATAGAATTGCGTGGCTAGGACAAGCCGCTGTTTGTTATAGCTCAGGCGTCCCTTCAAGGTATTCAAACGCATGGTTTAAAATAGATGAAAAAACCAGAAGCAAAGCAGATAAAACCGCATTAATTTATCTTAATAAATGGCTTAAAGCAAACGGGTTAAAAATAGAAAACATGGAAGAGGCGGCAATTATTGGTAGGCAAGTAGAACTTTATTGATATGTCAAGAAAGAAAAAATTAGGTATTTCAGTTTTAAGCGCGTCGAAAGATCGTATTTCAAAAACGTTTGATGACTTTGAAAGAGTTTATATTAGTTTCTCTGGTGGTAAGGACAGCACTGTTATGACTCATTTAGTTATGAGTGAAGCTATTAAAAGAGGTCGAAAGGTTGGTTTATTGATAATTGACTTAGAGGCTCAGTATAAAGAAACTATAAACCACATTGAAGAAATGTGCGAAAAATACAAAAATCATATTGATTTACATTGGTTTTGTGGAGAATTGCTTTTACGCAATGCAGTTAGTGACTTTGAACCAAAATGGACTTGTTGGGATGAAGATTCAAAACATTTATGGGTTAGAGAAAAACCTAAATTACAAAGTGATTTAACTCAATACGATTTCTACGTTCCAAAAATGGAATTCGAAGAATTAATGGTGTTGTTTGGCAAATGGTACTCAAGCGGTAAGAGTTGTGCCGGTTTTATAGGTATTCGATCGGACGAAAGTTTACATCGTTACAGGGCGATCACAGCAAATAAAAATGATTTAACTCACAAAGGTTATAAATGGACTACAAAACTAACTAATAGCCTTTACAATGTATATCCAATTTATGATTGGCGAACGGAAGATATTTGGCTATTTCATTTAAAAAATAAAGACTTTTGTTACAATAAGATTTATGATTTAATGACTAAAGCCGGTGTTAAATTTAGTAATCAAAGGCTTTGTCAACCTTTCGGTGATGATCAGAAAAAAGGTCTTTGGCTTTATCATTTATTAGAGCCTCAAACATGGTATAAGCTTTTAAATCGCGTAAGTGGTGTTAATTCAGGGTCTCTATACGTACATGAAAACGGAAATATGACAGGTAATAAAGATGTGTATAAACCCGAAGGACATACTTGGCAATCTTACACAAATTTCCTTTTGCGTTCTCTCCCTAAAAAAATGCAAAAACACTATAAAGATAGATTTGAAAAATTCATATCAGGTTGGTTGCAACGCGGATATAAAAATATACCAGACGAAGCGCCACACGATTTAGAGGTGAAATGTTGGGCGCCATCATGGAAACGCATGGCTAGATGTATTTTACGCAACGATTATTATTGTAAAGGATTAGGTCAAACTCAACCTAAATCAGAGGCTTATGAAAAATACAAAGCAATAAAAGCTAAACGAAAAATATCAGAATCTTTATAATTTAATTTTACACTTTACAAGATGACAGAACTACAAAAAAACGTCATTCAATGGGCCACTGATCGCGCCCTATGTGACCCAATAAAACAAACATTAAAAACATTAAGCGAGGCCGGGGAGCTTGCTGATGCTGTTTGCATGGAGGATTTTGAGTTGATTAAGGATGCCATTGGAGATATTGAGGTATGCTTAACAATTTTGAAAAATCAATTAGGATTTGAACAAAATGAATGCTTAAAATCTGCTTATGATGTCATAAGTAAAAGGACAGGTAAAACAGTTAAAGGAACTTTTATAAAAGATTGATTAATAGTAAATTGTAATCGAGGGGCTAGGTTCGGAGTAGCTACCAACTGAAAGCCTATAGTCTGCTGGGGTTGCCCTCTCTTTTTTACAGCGGATATCATATTAACAGTAGACAAATGGCTGAAAACAAAAAACCTTTTTTGCTTTACGCTGATCAACGGAATCAGTTCGACATGTTGCCAGATGAAACGGCTGGTAAACTAATAAAGCACCTCTTTGCGTACATAAATGATGAAGATCCTAAGAGCGACGACATACTGTTAAATGTTGCCTTTGCGCCTATAAAAGCCACTTTGAAACGTGATTTAAAAAAGTATGAAGAGATAAAGGAAAAGCGAATTAAAGCAGGTAAAGCCAGTGCCGCAAAAAGGCAACACATGTCAACACATGTTAAAAGTGTTGAACAGTGTTCAACAAATCCAACCGTAAGTGTAAGTGATAGTGTAAGTGTAAGTGTAAGTGATAAAAAGAATAATAAATACGCTGAAGATGTTCGCACATGCTTCAGGAACTGTTTACAATTTTTTCAAGGCTTAGAACCTAAGAGCAAAAGCGCAACTGACAAATGGATGAACACTATTAAGCTTTTACATGAGAAAGACGGGTATTCATTTGATCAAATTCAGCAGGTTGTTAAGTGGGCTAGAAACGACTCATTTTGGAAGAATAATTTTTTAGCCCTCACAAAGCTCAGAAGAGAAGATAAGGACGGTGTAAGGTATTTCCTTAGATTCAATGAGAAAGTCCAGCAGAAGCCAAGCAAAGCACCAAATAACGCACATTTATTTATGCCATGATAGACAAAGAAGTAATTTCCACAGTTTTTCACGAAGAACGCTATAATGAAGCCGCATTTTTAGAGCCTTCAGATTTCGAATGTAAAGATTGTGATTTTCTATGGTCCATAATTCAAAAGTTCAAGGGTGACACTGTTAGAATGCTCGCCTCAATGGATAAGCAAACAAGAATTAAATATCTTGATGTTGTTCAGTCTGCTTTTTTGGGTGTTGGTATTGAAAATGTTTCATACATGGGGCTTTTTATTCTTGAAAGAAAATTTAAAACTCTTTTCAAAACCTTGTTGAATCAGTTAATTAATAAATCTACAACCGACGTTGAAAAAACATTATTATCTGAAATTATAAAATCAATAGATTCTCAGGATATTTTTGATGTATCGGACAATGCGATTGATTACCTGGGCGCACATGCTACAGATAGCACACGCAAAAGAATAAACGACTTTTTAAATTACAGGCAAAAACGAATAGACAAAATTAAAACCATGCAGAATGAACTTCAGTGATTTTATAAAAAAACAAAACAACAAAACAGGCTATAGAGAAGAAACAGACCCGGATATCGTAGATCTTGATTTAAACATAATGCGGCAAGATTATGAGCAAGGCGTACAAGTTGGTGAAAAAACAGGCGTCGACGCAATGGATAAAAATTTAAGTTGGATGCGTGGACACCAAAACTGTTGGACTGGCTGGGCGAATGATGGAAAAACAACATTCATTCAGTACA